CGACCGGATCTTCACGAAGCACGACTCGAAACTGGCTCTCGAACGCACCGCCGAAATGCGGTTCCTCGGCCTCGCGCAGTTGAAGACTGAAGGTGGCCAGACCTCCTTCGACAACGGCGCTGGTGAGCGGTTTGTCTACAACCAGGAGCATTCTGAAATTGCCCTTGGTTACGCCATCACCCGCAAGGCGGTGGACGACAACCTCTACAAGACCCAGTTCCATCCGTCGAACCTCGGCCTGATTGAATCCTTTCAGCAGACCAAGGAAATCTATGGCGCGAACATCCTGAACACCGCCACCACCTACAACGCCAACGTCGGCGGTGACGGTGTGGCCCTGTGTTCGACGGCGCATCCGATTGACGGAAGCACCGTTGCGAACCGCCCGACGACCGACGTTGACTTGAATGAGGCGACCCTGCTGAACGGCATGATCAGCATCCGCACCAACTTCAAGGACATGGCTGGCCTGAAGGTCTTCGCCCGTGGCCGCAAGCTGGTTGTGCCGCCGCAGTTGGAACCGGTTGCGATCCGTCTGACCAAGACGGAACTTCGCCCCGGCACGGCTGACAACGACGTCAATGCGATCTTGACCACTGCCGGCGGCTTGCCGGAAGGTTACATGGTCAACGACTTCTTGACGTCGCCGTATGCTTGGTTCCTGCTGACGAACATCGACGGTTTGTCCTACATGGAACGTGTGAAGTTCGAAACCGACATGCAAGTGGACTTTGTCACAGACAACCTCTTGGTGAAAGGCTACGAACGCTACAGCTTTGGCTATTATAACTGGCGTTCTATTTGGGGCAGCTTCCCCACTTCGTAACTGAGGTAGTAACCTTCATGCTTCATGACGCCACTTCCCTTCAACCAAACAATGTGGTATGGTTCAAACCGCACCACACTGAAGGAGAAGTGCGCGTTATGAATAATGTTGATGACTTAACTCAGGAACAAATGGCGTTCTTGTTCACATACCACCCAGAAACGGGTGTCTTTATCTGGAACATCAATGCGGGGAAAAATGTTCGCGCTGGTAGTTCCGCTGGTCATGTGAAAAATACAAGGTCGCAAAAAAATGGTGTTCAACAATCTTACCGCTACTTGCGGTTTACGGTTGATGGCAAGAAATACGAGACTGTAGCGTCTCGTGCTGCTTGGCTTTTCGGATATGGTCGTTGGCCCAATCAACGCATTCGGCACAAAGATGGGGATACCCAGAATTTGCGCTTGGATAATTTGTATGAAGCCACGACGATATATGAAAACGACGAATGGAAAGCTGGTGACGGGGCAACCCCCGGATACTCTCGTTCTTGGCGTAACCAAAATCCGTTAGCTGCTAAAGACTCTGAATTGCGGTCTGCTTTTGGTATCGGTCTTGCGGAATACTGTGATATGCTTGTCGCCCAAAATGGCGTTTGTGCCATTTGTCGCAATGACGAGAAAGAAGAACGGGACGACAAAAGAAAAGCGTTAGCTGTCGATCACGACCATGTGACAGGCGGCATTCGTGGACTTCTTTGTTCTGCCTGCAATACTGGGATTGGTAAGTTTGGAGACGACCCCGCCATCCTCCGCGCCGCTGCCGATTACCTCGACCGGTGCAAGCAAAAGGAAGCTGCCTAATGTCTAACCCTAAAGTATTCCGAAAGGAGCCAGCCAATGGATATTAATGGCGGCGTTTATCCGAACGCCAACGGTAGCCCGATCTGGCCGGCCTCGACCTTCACTGGCCCCCTTGTGGCTGGCAACGTCGTGGCGAGCGATGGCACCGGCACCCTTGCCGGTGTCGGCGAAACAACCGGTGCGGCGAACCTCGGCTATGCCAACATGGCGCAGTCGGTTGTCGTCACCCAGGCGAGCGGCGTTACTAACATCGTCATCCCGGCACAGAGCCAGATCACCGATATCTATCTGATGGTGACTACGGCCTGGACCGGCGCGGCATCGACTCTCGGTATCGGCACCACGGCTTCTGCCACGGCGCTGACTGCTGCCGGTGCGGTGACGGCAAGCGCCTTGGGACAGTTGACGATCCTGCCTGGGACTGGTTCCACGCAAATCGCTAACTGGGACAATGTCGGCAATACCGACATCAAAATCCAAATCACCTCGACCAACACCGGCTCTGGCGTAGGGACGCTTACCGTCTTCTATCTCCAGGGCATCAACCTCGCGTCGTAATAGGAGGCACCCATGAAGGGTCATAAAGAGCATCACGGCGTGAAGCATTCCGCTCACCACGTCGCCCATCACACCGCTCACCACGGCGTGCATGAACTGGCGCACCATGGTGTCCATCATGCTCGCAAGGCGCGCAAGGCTGGCGGGAAGGTTGAGGACAACATCGTCGGCACCGGCAAGGGCCACGAGGCTGCTACCTTTGGCTACAACGAAGCCGAGAAAGACCTCAAAGACAAGCCGGAGCAGCGCAGCAACGCCCACAAGATTTTCGGCGAGGCGGAAGCCATGCACGAAAAGAAGCACGGTGGTCGCGCCAAGCGCAAGCACGGTGGCAAGCTTCATCACATGAAGCATGTCGGCCACGTTGAGGGCGAACACGCGAAGCACCATGCCGGTCGCAAGCCGCGCAAGTCCGGTGGCCGCGCCTCGTCCGACACCAGCCCGTTCACCTCCGCTCGCCATGGTGAGGCCGCTAAGGGCCGTCACGTCGAGCCGGAAACGATGGGCTAACAAACGGTATGCGGGGGCCTAGTGCCCCCGTAAACTATCTGGAGAAAGCCATGTCAGGCGCTTGGACACGCAAAGAGGGCAAGAACCCGGCTGGCGGTCTTAATGAACGCGGGCGGGCCTCACTGAAGGCTGAAGGCCACAACATCAAGCGCCCGGTTACGGCGTCTGAAGCCAAGCACAGCCCAGAATCGGCGCAACGCCGTGAGAATTTTCGCACCCGCATGTGCGGCATGAAAGAGAAACTTACTTCAGCGAAGACGGCGCACGATCCGAATAGCAGGATCAATCTCGCGCTGAAACGCTGGGACGTAAAGTGTTGAGAGGATAAATTATGGTCGGCGTCGTCAATCAATCCATTTCCCGCGTCGGTCGTTATGAGCCTTTCGAACTTCAAGTGTCGCGTGGTCAGATTACGGGCCACTCTCAGTTGAATGTTTTCGGATACGGCACGACTCCGGCCACCGCCGGTCTATTCCGCACGGCTTGGGAAAACATGTCCACGACGGACTATGTGTTTCCGACCTCTGCCATCACCATGAACCTTGTCAGCACCGTGGCCGGCGACACCGCTTCGATTACGATCTCCGGCCTGGATGCAAATTACAACGCCATTTCCGAAGTTCTTGTTCTGAATGGCACGACCAATGTGCCGACGGTCAACCAATACTTCCGCATCAACAATATCTCTGTTTCCTCGGGCAGTCCGACCAATCCTTCCGGCGTGATTACGCTATCCAATACGGGCGGCACGGTTATCTATGCTCAGATCAACACGGCGACCATCAATGGTGTGACGAGCAGCGTCGGCACGTCGCAGATGGCTGTCTACACCGTTCCTGCCGGTTATTCGATGTATGGGTATCGGTTTAGCGCATATTCGTCCTTCAACGGCAACAGCGCGAACTATACGACCTACCGGGCCATCATCAATTTCCCGTCCGGTGTGCAGCGCATCATCCTACAGTCGCCGTTCAACACCTTCTACGAAGTTCAGCGCCACTTCCCGTTCGCGTATGCCCCTGGCACCGATATCCGGTGGCAAATCGCCTCCAGCGCGGCCACGGCTGCTGTCGTTGGCGTGAACATCGGTGGCGTTCTGGTCCTGAATGACGGCACCCTATAAGGATCAACTATGACCACCAGCGGCACATATAATTTCAATCCGTCGCTGGGCGAAATCACGCTCTACGCCTTCAATCTGTGCGGACTTCGCAACACGTCGCTGTTGCAGGAACACATGGAATCGGCGCGCATGGCTGCCAACATGGTCGCCGCGTCGTTCTCCAACCGTGGCGTAAACCTGTGGCAGGTTGACCTTGTCACAGTGCCGTTGGTCCAGGGCACGTCAACATATAGCGTTGACCCAAGCACGGTGATGATCCTTGACGGTTACGTAACAACCGGATCAGGAACTACGGCTATTGACCGCATCATCATGCCGGTAAGCCGCACTGAATACGCCAGCTATCCGAATAAGACCCAGCAAGGTTGGCCTACAACTTTTTGGTTCGACCGCCTCCTGGCACCCACCGTGACGCTGTGGCCTGTCCCAGACGGCAACGAGGTTTCGTTCAGCTACTATCGGTTGCGACAGATCCAAGACGCCAACTTCACGTCTGGTCAGACGGTGGATGTGCCTTACTTGTGGATGGAGGCGTTTGCCTATTCGTTGGCATTCCGCCTTGCCTTTATCTGGGCACCAGATAAAGTCCCGCTACTGAAGCCGATTGCTGACGAAGCGTATAATATCGCTGCCGAACAGAACGTGGAAAACGCAGCGACATACATCAGTCCGCAAATCCAAGGCTATTACAGATGAATATTTTTTATGTTTATGAGCACTGGAGAACGGACACCAACCAATGTTTTTACGTAGGTAAGGGGAAAAATAAACGCGCATATAATTTAAGCAATAGAAACCCAAAACACAAATCTATCGTAAAAAGTGTTTTGCGCAATGGATTTGCCGTAGAAATAAAAATTGTTGCGAGTGGTTTAAGCGAAGACTATGCGTTTATTTTAGAAGTATCCCGCATAAATTTTTGGAAAAATGACGGAGCAAATCTAGCCAACATGACCAATGGCGGCGAAGGAACGTCTGGATGCATTGCATCAAACAGAAAAAAAGTTTTATGCTTAAACGATAATATTTTATTTAATTCTCTAACTGATGCTGCTACATATTATAAAATAAACATTTCCGAGATATCAGCAGTATGCAAAGGAAAAAAAGTTAGCGCAAAAAAATACTTTTTTGTTTTTTCAAATTCACTTATGGAAGAAAAAATTCGGCACGACGCTATGTCGGGCATCAAAAATACTTTTATATTGCGACGTAAAAAAGTTGACATTCCTAAATCATTTGGATCAGCAGCATCTGGATTAGACAGCAAGGGTAGAAAATCTTCTGGCCCGCAAAAAATATCTAAACCCGTCATTTGCTTAGACAATAATGAGGTGTTCGCCTCAGCAAGCGAAGCTGCTAGGCAATTCAAATTAAGTAAATCGGCAATTATTGAATTGTGCTTAGGAAAGAATGGGCGCAAAACCGTAGGCGGTCTTCAATTTAAGTATGCTGGGGTATAAATGGCGTGGGCCTCAAAACTCGGTCGAGCCAGAATATCGAAGCGCAACCCCAGAGCGGCGGCTGCATGCGACCGATGTGGTTTTATATACAACCACGTAAATCTCAAGTGGCAGTTTGATTGGCGCGGTTCCACGCTGCAAAACCTGCGCTTTCTGGTTTGCAACCGCTGCTATGACACTCCGCAAGAGCAATTACGCGCCATTGTTGTTCCGGCAGACCCTACGCCCATCATCAATGCGCGTGTTGAGCCTTATTCGGTGGATGAAACCGACTACAGGACGGCATCCGCGCCGACTGTGTATGATCCTATCACCGGCATACCCATCCCGCCTGCGGTAAACATCGTCACCCAGGACGGCAACAACACGACAACGCAGGTGATCGGCAACCCGAATGGCCTTGAGCAGGGCGCGGTGATGCCCCTTGTCGGCACGGTGACATATGGAGCCAAGATACCTGCCCTTTCGGTTATTTCGAATGGCACGACCACGGTTTCCGTCACATGCAGTTCAGCACATGGCCTGTCGAACAATAGCCAAGTATCCATCGAAGGTCTTTCGACCAATAATGCCGATGGATTCTATTCAGTAACCGTAACTTCAGCTACAGCCTTCACTTACTCGACCTATTCTGCTATTCCATCTGGGTCGATTCTGACCAACACGACGAATATTATTACCGCCTTGGTCGGATTGCCGTATAACTACGCCCAGATACCTCAAACGGGACCGTAAAATGGCTAACATCACCATTCCAAACCTCCCGTCAGCCATTGCACTGACTGGCAGTGAGCAGGTTGAGGTTGTTCAGTCGAATACGTCTGTCCGCACGACGACGCAGGCCATTGCCAATCTCGCCACGGTCAACGTCAGCGCCATCACTTCGCTCACCATCAACAGCCCGCTCTATGCCAGTGGCAGCAACCCGATCATAAGCACGGGCAGCATTGGCCTGAGCAGCAATGGCGTCACCAACAACTACCTCGGCACCATGCCGACGCTGACGCTGAAGGGCAACAACACCGGTTCGACAGCAGCGCCGACTGACCTGTCTGTTGCTAGCGTGATGACGATGCTTGGCGCTGCGCCTCTGGCGTCTCCTACGTTCACCGGCACGCCAAGAGCGCCGACGCCGGCCACGTCCGACAACTCGACGCAAATTGCCACCACGGCCTTTGTGAAGGCGCAGACGACCGCTTCTGGCACCGTCACCAGCATCACAGCAGGCACCGGCCTGTCTGGCGGGACGATCACGGCTGCCGGCACGATTGCCCTGGCAAACACCACCGTCACGGCTTCTTCGTATGGTTCGGCGTCATCTGTCCCGACGTTCACTGTCAACGCGCAGGGCCAACTCACGGCGGCTTCCAACACCGCCATTGCCATTGCTTCGTCTGCCGTATCTGGCTTGGTGGCGTCGGCCACCATTGACGCGACAAACGCCACCAACATCACGACAGGAACATTGCCTTCAGGGCGTCTCACAGGCTCATACACGGGCATTACTGGCGTCGGCACACTGACTGCCGGTACGTGGAATGCAGCCACTGTCAGCCCTGGATATGGCGGCACGGGCCTTACGGCTGCACCCTCCAACGGTCAGCTTCTGATTGGCAATGGCTCCGGCTATGCACTCAACACCCTGACTGCTGGCAGCAACATATCCATCACCAACACCGCCGGGACGATCACCATTGCGGCAGCAGGTGGTGGCACCGTAACTAGCGTCAATGGTAGTGGCGGGACGACCGGTCTATCGCTTACTGGCGGGCCGATCACGGGTGCGGGGACGCTGACGCTTGGCGGAACGCTTGCCGTGGCATCGGGTGGCACCGGCCTGTCGGCATTCACTGCCGGGAATCTGGTTTATGCCTCTGGCACCACGACTTTGGGTAGCCTCGCCCTCGGCACCAATCTTTCGATCACGTCCGGGACGCTGAACGCTTCAGGTGGCAGCGGCGGCGGCAACGTGTCGAATGTCGGCACACCGACGAGCGGCCAGATTGCGCAATGGACCGGGGCGACGACGATTCAGGGCGTCAGCACGACCGGCACAAACAGCGTGGCGCTGCGGGATTCAAGCGCCAACATCAGTGCCAACAATTTTTTCCTAAATTACACCAACGTCGCAGCCGCAGGAACGACAACGGTTCTGACCGCCAGTTCATCCCCGTCATACGTGGTGACGGGATCGGGCGGTCAAACATACCAATTGCCCGATGCCACC